CATGATCAAGAACACTGCTGAAGTGTCGGATCGACTTATGAAATTGAACACCGACAAGAAGAAAATTGAGATCATGGATAACCCCAAAGAACTCCCTGCTGGTACAACCAATAATAACATCTTTATTGGTTCGACTACCGAACTCCAGCGATTTTTACAGAATGAAGAAAAGGTGATCAACGTTGAGCCTGACTCAGACTAAGGAGTCCTATCTTGGCAACGTCAATATTAAAAGGGATGGCGTTGATGAGGAATGGGACGCTCACAAGATCAATGAGTACAAACGATGTATGCAAGATCCCGCATACTTCTGTCGTACCTATGTAAAGGTAATACATCTTGATAAAGGACTGGTTAACTTCAATCTATATCCATATCAAGAAGAGATGTTCTCTCATTTTGAAGACAACAGATTTTCTATTGTTCTTGCTTGTCGTCAAAGTGGTAAATCCATTTCGTCCGTGGTTTATCTATTGTGGTACGCAATATTCCATCCTGAAAAGACGATTGCAATCCTTGCGAATAAAGGAGCGACTGCGAGAGAGATGCTTGCTCGTGTCACGTTGGCACTGGAAAACCTGCCGTTCTTTTTGCAGCCTGGCTGCAGAGCACTCAATAAAGGTTCTATTGAGTTTAGTAATAATAGTCGTATTATCGCTGCTGCCACTTCTGGTAGTTCTATTCGTGGTATGTCTGTTAATCTACTATTTCTGGATGAGTTTGCGTTCGTTGAAAGGGCTTCTGAGTTCTACACATCAACCTACCCCGTCATCTCTTCAGGAAAAGACACCAAGGTCATCATCACATCTACCGCAAACGGAATTGGAAACCAGTTTGAAAAAATCTGGACAGGAGCAATACAAGGAGTAAACGAATACAAACCGTTTAGAGTAGACTGGTGGGATGTGCCAGGCCGTGATGAAGAATGGAAAAACCAAACCATTGCGAACACATCACAACTTCAGTTTGACCAAGAATTTGGCAACACCTTTTTCGGAACAGGCGATACCTTAATAAATGCAGAAACCCTAATGGGACTGCGTTCATCTGCGCCTACTTCTGTACTAGAAGGAGGAGATTGTCTTGTCTACAGTGAACCATCTAAGGATCACGAATATATTATGACAGTAGACGTGTCAAAAGGAAGAGGGCAGGATTATTCTACCTTTCAGGTCATCGATATTACGGAGCGTCCTTTCCGGCAAGTAGCTACTTATCGCAATAATACTATCTCTCCAATTCTCTTTCCCAACATTATATATAAGTACGCAACTCTCTACAATAACTCTTGGGTAGTTGTAGAAGCGAATGATCAAGGTAGTGTGGTGTGTAATGGACTATATTATGACCTAGAGTATGAGAATCTTCATGTTTCTTCTGCAACTAAAGCAAACGCTCTCGGCATAGAAATGAACCGTAAAGTTAAACGGTTGGGTTGTTCATCCATTAAAGATATCCTTGAAAACGACAAACTGTCAATCGTAGATGAAAACACAATACTTGAGATTTCTACGTTTGTTGCAAAGGGTCAATCATACGAAGCTTCGGACGGCAATCATGATGACTTGATGATGAATCTAGTCATGTTTGGATATTTCGTTTCGACACAATTCTTCGCAGATATGACAGATATAAATCTAAAACAGATGATGTTCGAAGATCGAATGAAACAGATAGAAGATGATATTGTTCCCTTTGGATTCGTTGATGATGGTTCTGAGTGGTTAACTCAACAAGAAAACACCTATGAAGGTTGGCATCATATCGATACGCTACCCGAAGACAAGTGGTGAAAATCGTTTTCATTATAAATAAAGGTATTGACAAACAATCGTATTATGAGAACATATAATTCGTTAACGAAACAAGGAAAAAGATATGGCTATCAAACCTGCTTCTCCTAGAATCACTATCAGTGAAATCGACAAAACGGCAGTAGTGCCCGGCGTTGGTGCATCTGGTGGCGCATTCGTAGGAAACTTCCGTTGGGGGCCAGTCGAACAAAGAACTCTAGTAGCAGACGAAGCTGGTCTGATAGAGGCATTCGCCGAACCCGACAACAATAATACTAAGGATTGGCACTCTGCTGCATACTTCCTTAAATACTCACAAACTCTCCAGATTGTTCGTATGAACAATGGTGGTGTAAACGCACACTCTGCAGTAACTAGTTTGAGTGACAGTGCTAACGTAAAGAATGAAGCTGACTGGGAAAACTCAGTTAGTTCAGCCGTTGGTGAAGCTGGAACTAAGACTGGTACTTGGATTGCAAAATATCCTGGCTCACTTGGAAACAGTATTACTGTATCCTTCTGTCCTGCTGGCGACTCTTCTGGTGTAGATCACTTCACTGGTTGGGCATACGCAAGTCAATTTGACGCAGCGCCTGGAACTTCTGCTTATGCAAGCGCAAGGGGTGCATCTAATGACCAAATTCACGTAGTGGTAGTTGACCGAACTGGTGACCTATCTGGTACTCCTAACGCCGTTCTAGAAAAGTTTGAAAATCTTTCTATGGCTGGTGGTGCGGTAACTGCTGATAACTCTCCTAACTATGTTTCAGACATTCTGAACGAACAGTCACAGTATATCTGGAACGGTTATTTTGGAGACGATTCTGCGTTTGGATCTTCATACTCTAACCTTGGCGGTAAGATCGGTATTACTCCTTCAGTAGATTCTGCAACCAACTTTGGTATCGGTACAGGTCTTACTGACGCAGTGCGTACAGTCAAGTTGAAGGGTGGTGTAGCATCTTCTGCTTTGGGTACTTCAAATTTCGCTAGTGGTTTTGATCTCTTCGAAGATCGACTGACCACTGAGATCGATTTCTTGATTGCACCGGCTGGAGTTGGTCGTGATAATCACACCACAGTTGTAAACGATCTGGTATCTATTGCCGCTGCTCGTAAAGACTGCGTGGTAACTGCTTCTCCGCCTTCTGACGATATTGTGGGTAAAACTGCGTCTCAAGCAACGAGTAACGCTGTTTCGTTTGCGAATACTTGCACTAAGTCATCTTACCTAGTTCTTGACAACAACTGGTTCAAGGTATATGACAAGTTCAATGACCGATATGTTTCACTGCCTGCTAACTCATCTACTGCTGGTCTTATGGCTAACACTGACGTAGTTGCAGATCCTTGGTACTCACCTGCTGGACAACGGCGTGGTCAGTATCGTGGTGTGACTGACATTCTGGTTAACCCAAATCAAACCCAACGTGACTCACTGTACAAAGCGGGCGTCAATCCTATTGCAAACATTCCTGGCACTGGTCTGGTACTGTTTGGTGATAAGACGATGCAAGCTAACCCATCTGCGTTTGATCGAATCAACGTTCGCCGTCTGTTCATTGCTATTGAGAAATCAATCGCAGTCGCAGCGAAGAGTGTTATGTTCGAATTCAACGATGAATTTACTCGTGCAGAGTTTGTTAACATCGTAGAACCTTTCTTACGCCGTGTACGTGGTCGCCGTGGTATCACTGATTTCCGTGTCGTTTGTGATGAAACAAACAACACTCAAGAAGTGATTGACAATAACCAATTCGTTGCTAGCATCTTTGTGAAGCCCGCACGTTCGATCAACTTTGTTCAACTGAACTTTGTTGCTGTCCGAACTGGTGTGGACTTCGAAGAAGTTGTTGGTAGCGTAGGCGCATAAGGAGATAAATCATGGCGAACTTAAACGTAAATGATTTCAAAGCCAAACTTAGAGGAGGCGGTGCACGTCCTAATCTCTTTTATGTGGAATTGACTACCCCTGTTGCTGATGTCGATGGAGAACTCGCTTCTTTCATGGTCAAAGGTGCAGCATTACCCGCTTCAGTCATCACTGAGATTTCGGTTCCTTTCCGTGGTCGTCAGTTGAAGATTGCAGGTGATCGTACCTTTGAGACTTGGACAGTTACCGTAATCAACGATACTGGTTTTGAAGTTCGTAACGCTATGGAACGATGGATGAACACCATTAATTCTCATCAAGAGAATACTGGTCTCACCGATCCAGAGACTTATCAATCTGACCTTGCTGTATCTCAGTTAGACAAGGACGGAACTGTGTTGAAGAAGTATTTCTTCCGTGGTTGTTTCCCAACCAACATTTCCGCAATCGAGCTGAGTTATGACACTGAGAACACTATCGAAGAGTTCACAGTGGAGTTCCAAGTTCAATATTGGGAGTCAGAGACAACTAGTTAAGTTGTAACTAAATAAGTGCGAGGGGGGAATATCTCCCCCCGCATTTTTTTTACGGAGTAATACATGGCAGAAGACAACGGTGTGATGAAGTTGTTTGGATTTGAGATCCGAAGATCGGGTAAGAAAGATCCAACTAAAGATAATGATAAATTACCCTCTATCGTTCCCAAGGTGGATGACGATGGTGCGGGTTATGTCACTGCTAGTGGTTCTCACTATGGTCAGTACATTGATATTAATGGTGATAATGCAAAGGACAATGCAGAACTCATCATGAAGTATCGTGGGATTGCAACACATCCCGAAGTAGATGCCGCTATTGAAGATATCGTCAACGAAGCAATCAGTGCTTCAGAAAATGAATCGCCTGTTTATCTTAATCTTGATGGTATAGAAGCGTCTGACAAAATCAAGAAAATCATGCAAGAAGAGTTTAACAAAGTTTGTTCTATGTTGAACTTTAATGATCTTGCACACGACATGTTTCGATCATGGTATACCGATGGCCGTATTGTACATCACATTGTGGTGAACGAAAGTAATTTAAAATCGGGTATCATGGAAGTCCGTCCTATTGATGCGACTAAAATACGTAAAGTAAAAGAAGTAAAATATAAAAAGGATTCAAAGACAGGGGCAAAGATTGTCGATAAAACAGATGAGTTTTATGTTTTCCAAGAGAAGGGAAACACAACCAATGCTGTTAAACTGTCGCCTGATTCTGTTTCATATGTTACTTCGGGTCTAACCGATCCTAGTAAAAAACGTGTAGTATCTTATCTACACAAAGCAATTAAACCCATCAACCAGTTGCGTATGATGGAAGACTCTTTGGTGATCTATCGTCTCGCACGTGCGCCTGAGAGGAGAATTTTTTACATTGATGTGGGTAACCTGCCAACTAATAAGGCAGAACAACACATGAAAGATATCATGTCTCGTTATCGTAATAAGTTAGTATACGATGCGACTACAGGTCAACTAAAAGATGACCGTAAACACATGTCAATGTTAGAGGACTTCTGGTTGCCTCGTAGAGAGGGTGGTCGGGGTACTGAGATTTCAACACTGCCAGGCGGTGAGAACTTGGGTCAGATAGATGATATCATCTACTTCCAGAAACGTTTGTATCGTGCACTGAATGTACCAATCAACCGACTGGAACAAGAGGCACAGTTCTCACTTGGTCGCTCGACCGAAATTTCTAGAGATGAAGTAAAGTTTCAGAAGTTCATCGATAGATTGCGTAGACGATTTTCACATCTGTTCACAGGTATTCTTCGTAAGCAACTTATTCTTACTGGAGTTATTACCGAACAGGACTGGGACTCGTGGAAAAACGATATTCAAGTAGACTTTGTTCGTGATAATCACTTCACCGAACTAAAGGATGCTGAATTGTTGCGAGAAAGATTGGGTACTATGGATCAAATCTCGCAGTATGTTGGTGAATATTTCTCACGTGAGTGGGTAATGAAAAACGTTATGATGATGTCTGACGAAGATATCGAAGAGATGAAAGCACAGGTCGAAGCTGAAAATGATGTAGGCGGAGACGATGAAGAAGACTTTGGAGTATAATCATGAGTGAAGAAACAAGTAGTGTAGAAGAGTTTATTGACGCTATTGCAGCGCAAAACTTTAACAAAGCAAAGGATCATTTCGATGCGATGATAGGTGATCGTGTTGTTGATGCCTTGGACGCAGAAAAGAAAGTAGTCGCAGATTCTATCTTCAATGACGCAGAAGTTAGCGAAGAAGACTTTGACATCGAAGAGTTCGAAGATGAAGAGGATACTTTGCCTGAAATCGAAGATCTTGATGTTGAAGATACTGAAGATGAAGTCGAAGATGATACCAACGAACTAGACGACATTGGTTAAAAGTTTCACTTAAAAAACTCTTTTTGTATAAATATAATAAACGGAAACTTAGTATGAAAACATTTCAACAAATCAGAGAAGCGATCAAACCCAAAAATAAGGGTAAGGTAGTTTTCGATAAGAAGATTGATCGTGTACCTGTTCGTATTGAAAAGGACGCTAAGGGCTTTCATGTGTATATTGATGGTGATTTTTTAGATACTTTCAAATCACAGAAGGAAGCGGAAAAAACTGCAACAACTGTTGTAAAGGAACTGAGATGAAACTGATTAGTGAATACAACGAAAACGATATTCAATGTATCGTAGAAAAGAAAGAGAGTGGCGAAAAGAATTACGTCATCGAAGGTGTATTTGCTCAGGCAGATCAGAAGAATAGAAACGGACGTGTTTATCCCAAACCCATCATGGAGTCTGCGGTAGACAAGTACGTTAAAGAACAAGTTGAAAAGAAAAGGGCAGTAGGTGAGTTGAATCACCCCGAAGGCCCAACAGTCAACTTGGATAAAGTTTCACACCTTATTACTGACCTTCATTTTGAAGGCAATAATGTGGTAGGAAAGGCACAAATATTGGATACTCCAATGGGTAAGATTGTAAAAGGTCTACTTGAGGGTGGTGTACAACTAGGCGTGTCAACTCGTGGTATGGGTAGTCTTGAGAGTCGAAACGGTGTCAACTACGTCAAAGATGATTTTCATCTTGCGACTATTGACATAGTGCAGGATCCCTCCGCACCTGATGCTTTTGTTAATGGTATAATGGAAGGTGTAGATTGGATCTGGAATAACGGCGTTTTAGAACCTCAAGTCATTGAAGAGATGGAGACAGAAATCAAGAAGGCACCGATAGCACATCGTCCAGAAGTGCAGATTCGGGAGTTCAAAAATTTCCTCTCGTTAATCAAATCTAATATGTAAGGAGTCAATTTATGACTGATGAAAACCAAGTCGAAGTTGAACTTCACGATGAAAATATTAACGATGTCGTGGAGGAAACTCTCGAAGAAAAGGCAGAACCAAAGGGCGCTGGTGGATCAGAGAAAGCACAACAAGTATCTGAACCTGAGTCTATTGCTTCTGTTGACAAGGCTGCAGATGCAACCAAACAGGCTCCAGTACCAAAGACTAAAGCAGGCATGGTCAATGCTATGTACCAGAAGATGAACGCCATGAAAAAGGTGGATCTTCAGGCTGCATATGGCAAGATGATGGGTGAAGAAGTCGAAGTACAGGACGAAGTTGTTGCGGAAATGGACACTACTGCACAGTTGGATGCACTTGTTGAGTCAGAGGCAACTCTGTCTGATGAGTTCAAGCAGAAGACTTCAGTAATCTTCGAAGCCGCTGTCAAGTCTAAGTTGTCAGAAGAAGTTTCTCGCTTGGAAGAGCAGTACAAGGAAGAGTTGGCAGAAGAAGTATCTTCTATCAAGTCAGAACTTGTTGAGAAAATCGACAGCTACCTAAACTACGTAGTTGAGTCTTGGATGGAAGAAAACAAGGTTGCAATCCAGAACGGCCTCCGTACTGAAATCGCTGAGACGTTTATGGAAAAGATGAAGGATCTATTCGTAGAATCTTACATCGATGTACCTGAGTCCAAGGTTGATCTAGTTGACGAACTTGCTGGTCAAGTTGAAGAACTTGAAGAGAAGTTGAATTCTCAAACTGGTGAGTCAATCAAACTGTCAGAAGAACTAGAGCAGTACAAGCGCAATGCTATTGTTGCTGAAGCTGCACGTGATCTTGCAGACACCCAAAAAGAGAAGTTGGCAGAGCTGGTAGAAGGTATCGATTTTGACGAAGATTTTGCGTCAAAGGTAACGACTATCAAAGAGTCTTACTTCAAGAAAGAAATCGCTGAATCTGTAGATGTTGTTGACGAAGAACCTGAGTCTGTTGTAGAAGTCTCTGGTGCTATGGAAACATACCTTTCTGCG